GCATATGTCAATCTCAGACTCTGCGGCCTGGGGAATAGTACGTGAACTAAAATTTAAACTAGTTACATTTATCACGCTGAGGCTGGTCCAGTCTATGTAGTTGTCTGTGGTCTGTATCTCCAAGCTAGGATTAAACAACACCATTATCTGCTCAACCAATTGAAGTTTTTGTTCAGTATTTGAAGTCCATATGTCTGCTTTCATTGTCAGCTTGAAAGGTGTCGGCATCAATCGTTCTACAGTATAACCTCCTCCTTGCGTCTGGTTATATATTGGATCTCCGTTAGAGTCAAATCCGCTATAGGATCGTTCTCTAATCTGTACTTTACTGACAAACGTAGGATCTTGAATTCTAGACTGATCCAATTCTAACCCGCTAATATAACAGGCAATTTTAGGCACGGTTGACAATTTATTTTCAGAGTTGTCTTTGATAATAGACGCAACCTGTCTAGTCAAATCACCATACATCACTGGTACATGTTTTTCTAGAGGAGTATCACCGCCTGTCTTGTATTTGAATCCTATAAACACTCGCATGAACTGTGTTACATATCGGCGTATCTGCCCGTCATAAAAATAATCCATTATTCGTCTGCCTTTGGTCTAAGAGCTTTACTCAAACTTTGTTTTTCTGTTATAGTACGGCCGTTGATTACATCAGTGGTATCATTGTTGATAAACGAAGACTTTTGTGTAGATCGTATATTTTTTCCTTCAAACATATCGCCGCTTTCTGCAACATCGCTGGCACCTAAATTGCTCATAGTCATTCTAACCTGATCTTCAAATTTTACCCAGCGAATACCGTTAAATCTAAACAGTCTCTTTGGCATAAAATCCAGTCGCAGACAAAATTGTCCTTCGGCAGCGGCAGGAGGAAATCCAGTGCCAGCAGTAAAAGGTGCACCGTTTGGTGGTATACCGTCGCCTAACAGATACCCGTCGTAGCCAGTTGCACTTGGCGGCAATGTTACGGAGCTGGCTGTGGATCCTACATATATAGGATCGCCATTATCGTCTACTAACGGAAATCCACTTTCGTCTGTGGCCTGTACCTGCTGATCAACAGTTATTGCTGAAGCATCGACAGAAACCAAAGTAGTTCTTCCAGTTTCTTGATCTAACTGAATAGAGTAATATGCAGTGGTGTCGTAACCGCTTCGAGGAGCATCGCTTTCAGCTTGATCTAGTACAGCCTGTGTGATCTGCATTTCTTTTTCGTAGGTACTAAGTATATCTCTAAGGCTAGTTGAAGTATCAGTGCCAGTGTCGTCTGCAAGACCATCTAATATTTCACTAAATTCTTGACTGTCTACCAACGGTTTGCATTTAGCACGATAAAGATGTGGATACCAAGTGGCAGAAAATCCCTCTGCTGCTCTAGAAATTTCTTCTATGACATAAAATCTTTTTAAAGAAAATTTAAAATCATTTAGTGCAAATTGATCTTTTAAATGCGGTAATTCTATTACATCACCGGCAATCAATTTCCTTCCTATTTTTTCTACAGTGTCATTGATATGAAAACTCACAAAGATAGTGTCGTTTTGCAAAAACAATCCAAATTGACTGAGGTTAAAATCAGTGTCTTGAATGTTATAAATTCCCCGTAGCAGGTATATATCAGAATCGTATTTTCTATCTCTGTTTTCTAAGAACAATAAGTCTTGTATGTTACTAACGCTGTTGCCCGTGTAGCTGGGAGTAGTTGGACTAGTGTCTGTAGAAGACCCTGGCCCAAGATATTTGTGAATAAAAACGTCGGTGCCGCCTATTTGAAACATTTCCCAAATAGATTTGTCTATAAATTTATAGTCGTTGCCCTTTTCTGGGCGGTATAAGCTGAGTCTTGGCATAGTTATATATTTACCGTTGTAATAAATAACAGTATGAGTCAAATAAATCAAGTTAAACAAAGCGTCTATGATTATTGTAAAAACATGCTAGGTGACGGCATGATAGACATTGAACTAGACCCGCAGCACTATGAAACTGCACTGAATAGATCATTGTCAGTTTTCCGCCAACGTAGCGATAACTCTGTGGAAGAAAGTTATGTGTTTTTAACCTTATTAGAAGACACCAACGAGTATGTGTTACCGAAAGAAATACAGCAAGTGCGTCAAATATTTAGACGCAGTATTGGTTCACGTACAGGCGGCGGTTCGGGCGGTACTGTTTTTGAACCATTTAATTTAGCTTATTCAAATACCTATCTATTAAGTTCAACTAATATGGGCGGACTACTAACCTATGAACTATTCAGTGGCTATCAAGAACTAATAGGGAAAATGTTTGGCAGTTTTATTAACTTTAATTGGAATCCTCAGAGTCATAAATTAATGATTCATCAAAGACCTAGAACTGAAGAAAGTGTCATGTTACAAGTATACATGACCAAACCAGACACTGCAATCATAGAAGATGTCTACAGCGGGCAATGGGTCAAAGACTACTGTCTAGCCAACTGCAAAATGATGCTAGGACAAGCCCGCTCAAAGTTTGGACAAGTGGCAGGTCCACAAGGCGGAACACAGCTCAACGGCGCAGCACTGATTACAGAAGCGCAAGCAGAGATGGAAAAGCTCATAGATGATTTGATGAAATTAGTTCCTGGTGGTGCAGGATACACCTGGATAATAGGTTGACTTAAAACTCTTAATATACTATAATATTCTTAATTGGAGAATATTATGATCATAGGCATTTGCGGATTTATAGGCAGTGGCAAAGACACCGTTGCTGACTACCTAGTGAATTTTCATGAGTTTCGTAGAGAAAGTTTTGCATCAACACTAAAAGATGCAGTGGCAGCAGTATTCGGTTGGGACCGAACCATGCTAGAAGGCCGTACCAAAGAAGCTAGAGAGTGGCGCGAGCAAGTAGATCCGTGGTGGGCCGCTAGACTTGATATGCCTACATTGACTCCAAGATGGGTGCTACAATACTGGGGTACTGAAGTTTGTCGCAAGGCATTCCACGATGACATATGGATTGCCAGCCTAGAAAACAAACTGCGTAACAGTCGAGATAATATTGTTATTTCAGATTGCAGATTCCCAAATGAAATTGAATCACTAAAACAGGCAGGCGGCAGCATTGTTTGGGTACAAAGAGGCACACTACCCGACTGGTATGCAGATGCAGTCAGTGCAAATCAAGGCAACAACGTGGGATTAAATGCAATGAAAATGCGTAAGATACATGCCAGCGAGTGGGCCTGGTTAGGCAGTGACTTTGATGTTATGGTCGACAACAACGGTTCTATTGATGACCTTTATAGGCAATCAGCCAGTCTAGTAGTCAGCAATAAGGTCTCCCTGTCGCCAAGTGATTCCTTCTTTGCCTAGTATTTGAGCACAGTTCGAACATACAGTTTTTAAATTGCTGTGGCGACAATGGTCTAGATTGCCGTCTATGTGAAATACTCTAAAAACTTCTTTATGGGCTGATCGAAACCCACATTTGTCACATTGATTTTTAATTCGATATCCGGAGCGATGCCATCTAGGAATACCAAATCCTAGACCGTTGGACATACAGATCTCGCACAATGATCTATAATAGATCTTGTCGTTCTTTTTATAGTTAACAGCACGGGGTCGTTGTCCGCACTTGCAAAGTGGTCTCATAAACATATTTACACCTTTTCAGCCCCTTTTGATGTGCTCGTAACTCCTGGTTTTTGAGATTTGTCGCTAAATATTAGTACATTGAATTAACCCCAGGAGACATTCGAATGGCACTTACATCACCAGGCGTACAAGTAACGGTAATTGACGAGAGTTTTTATACACCAGCCGAACCCGGCACAACTCCGCTTATCGTAGTGGCCACAAAAACAAGTAAACTAAATGCAGCAGGCACAGCGACAGCATCGGGCACAACCGAAGCTAACGCAGGAAAGGCATTTAAAATCACCAGTCAACGCGATCTTGTTGAGACCTTTGGTGTTCCTTTCTTCGAGAAAACTGCTAGTTCGTCTCCTATACACGGTGGCGAAAGAAACGAATATGGATTACTCACAGCTTATAGTTACCTAGGTGCATCAAGTTCTGCATTTATTGTTAGAGCAGACATTGACCTAGGACAACTAGCAGCAACAACAGCAGCCCCGGGAGCGGAACCGGCAGATGGACAGTGGTGGGTTGATACTGCTGCCACTTTGTGGGGCATTCAAGAATGGAATGGTGCTGCTGGATCAACTACCGGCGGTCAAAAATTCACAAATAAAACCCCAATAGTACTCACAGACGACCAAGTAGATCAAATAGCATCAAATGCTCCTAAATCTTCAGTAGGTTCTATAGGTGACTATGCAGTAGTACTTGAAACTATTGGTGACGGTGGCACACACCCTGTGTTTGCTAATCAAGAAGCCGCAAGAATTTGGTACAAAAGTCCAGGTAATACCCTAGCCGACGGTGTAACTCTAACAGCGGGACAATGGGTACTAGTTGGAAGCCCTGAGTGGAAGGCCAGTTGGCCAACTGCACCAGGCGCAGCGACTACATCCTTAACTGCAGGACATGCAATTAAGATTAACGGAACAACTGTTACTATTGCAGGTGCTACACTTTCAGCAAGACTTACCAATTTAAAAGATTCTATCAATACAGATGTAACTTTAACTGGACTAGGCATTAGTGCTAAACTAGTAGGCACTGCTCTTTATCTTTACTCAGACGGATCTGCAGGCGGCGGTGACTCAACACAAACAGGAACCATCGAACTTACAGTCGGTACAGGAACAGCACTAACTGATCTAGGATTTGAAGCTAAAGAATATTATCCACCAAGATTACAAATTTCAACTCACACCAACGTGCCTCAGTGGAGAACAGCGGCCGCCGAACCACGCCAAACTGGTTCTGTATGGATCAAAACCACAGAGCCAAACAACGGAGCACGATGGAGAATTAAAAAGTGGAATTCTGCTACTAAAACTTGGGAAGCAATATCTGCTCCTCTGTATGAAAACAGCCACTCTGCAATTTATTATCTAGATAGATCCGGTGGTGGTGTTAATCTTGCTGTAAATAATTTATTTGTCAAGTACAACAGTGAAGAAGTCAATACTTCTGATAGCTCAGTTCTAGCAGAATTTAAAGCATATTACAGAAATGCCACAGGTGATACAGTTATAACTTCAGCAGCAATTACTTCAACTTCATTTAGTGGTACAAAAAACTTTACAATGAAGCAATCCTACCCTGGCAGTTTAACCTTAGCTGTATCTGGTACAGTTTCGTTTACTGCTACTGGTGCTACCACTGATGCAGAATTAATTGCTGCGGCAATTAACGGAGCAGACTTTGGAGTAGACAGTAACGGCGACGCAATCCTTAGCCAAATTGAAGCCAGTGTTACCACAGACAACGAAGTATCAATTAAACACAAAACAGGTGGTGATATTCGTTTTACAGACGGTACCGGCACACCAATTGCTACACTATTCACTAATTACAACATAGACTCTGGTGCTGGTACCGCAAATTTCTACACACTGCCAACGGATGCCACAGAAGACTATCTAGCATCTAACTGGAAGCCATTGGCTGCTGAAGATTTTGCAGCCAGCAGTACATCACCGTTAGCCGAAGCAGCTGACGGAACATACTGGTATAATGCCGATGTTGGTGATGTTGATATCATGTATCACAATGGGGATGCATTTGTTGGCTACAGAACTGCTACAGCTTTTCCAAATTCAGATCCGCTTGGTCCTCAAGTTGGTGCTACAGAGCCAACTACACAAAGTGATGGTACCCCACTAGTAGACGGAGATCTATGGATTAGCACAGAAGACATAGAAAATTATCCTGCAATTTATCGCTACGATGGCGTAATTGATTTAGAATGGAAACTGTTAGACAAAACTGATCAGACCACTGAAGAAGGTGTACTGTTTGCTGATGCAAGATATGGATCTAGCGGAGCAACTGGAAATACTGCTGCTCTTATCAAAGATCTATTAACTAACAGCTATCTTGATCCCGACGCACCAGATGGTGATTTGTATCCAAGAGGAATGTTGCTGTGGAATACACGAAGAAGCAGCGGCAATGTTAAAAAATACGTAAACGGCTATATCACTAGTCTGGGAATAGATAATAATCCTAGATTTGGTGCTGGTGACGGAGAAAGTTTTGATTCGTTAGGATACTATGACCAACCAGATCGTTGGGTAACAGCATCAGCTAACAACGAAGACGGATCAGGAAGTTTTGGACGCAAAGCACAGCGTAAAGTTATAGTATCTGCACTAAAGAGTGCGATAGACACCAGCTCTGAAATCCGTGACGAAGAACGCAGAAACTTTAATTTGATTGCTTGCCCAGGATATCCTGAAGTACTCAGCAACATGATTAATCTAAACATTGATCGTGGATTAACAGCGTTTGTTTTAGGTGACACCCCACTACGTTTACAATCTGATTCAACTAGCCTAGTAAATTACGGTACTAATGCTAGACTGGTTCTTGACAACGGTGACGACGGTATTGTCAGTTATGACGAATATTGCGCAGTATACTATCCGAACGGATTTACCACAGATCTAAGTGGTGCTAACGCAGTTGTTCCTGCATCGCATATGATGCTAAGAACTATTGCACTAAGTGATGCAGTTTCATATCCTTGGTTTGCTCCGGCAGGCACAAGACGTGGTGGTATTACTAATGCTACATCTGTAGGGTACATAGACGCTGCAACTGGAGAATTCCAAACTGTTGCACTAAATGAAGGTCAACGTGACACACTGTATGATTTAAAAATTAATCCTATTCCATTCTTTGTAGGAGTTGGACACGTAGCTTATGGTCAAAAAACTCGTGCAAGAAATGCCAGTGCGTTAGACCGAATCAACGTTGCTAGACTAGTAGTATATCTACGTAGCCAGTTAAACAAACTTGCTCGCCCATACATTTTTGAACCAAACGATCAGATCACTAGAGACGAAATTAGAGGTGCGGTTGAGAGCTTGCTGTTAGAATTGGTAGGTTTGAGAGCTATATATGACTTTGCTGTAGTATGCGACGAATCAAATAACACAGGCAGCAGAATAGATCGCAACGAACTATGGGTAGACGTTGCAATTGAACCAGTTAAGGCCGTTGAATTTATTTACATT